TATCTTCTAATGTATCAACAATATTAGAATACCATTCTTCTATATCTTCTTCTGGCTTCATTTCTGAAGTACCTTCAAGATCTACAATAACACCACCATCTGTATCCATTTCAAAGGTTGGTTGTGCTACTGCAGCTTCTTCAGGTTTTGGTATATCAATTATATTTGATACTTCTTCTGGTATTTGTTCAAATGGATTACGTTCTGTTGCCATTATTTTATACCTAACATTTGTTTTTGTTTATTTGTTAAAAATCCTGACCATACATCTCTACCTAATCCAGAATCTCTTGCAGCTCTAGCATTTCTTAAATTTCTATTGGCAGGAGTTTTCTTTAATAGATCATCTAAAGTTTTTCCTATTGTCTTATCTTTAGATCCTTCTTGAAAACTTAAAGTATATTTACCCATTAGACTACCTTGTTTACTACTTGGTTTATAAATAGCTTCTCCACTAATTTTATGTCTACCTTTTTTCCAACTTGCTTTACCTTTTATTTCAGAACCTTTTAAAGGTTTACCTTCAAGTAGACTTTTATGTTGTACATAGCCTTGTGCTGATGCATTCCATTCATCACCAGCTTTAGCATCAAAAAATTTATGTTTAACTTTTGTTTTTTTTACATCTAGACTTATTTTTGTGCCCATTATCTTTCCCTATTTTTACTTTATCTTATTATTATACCATTAAGTTCGCCAGTATGCAACCTTTTTCTTTCTGGGTTCATCTTCCCAGTCAGGATCTTCTGGATGTGACAAGTGCCAAGACTCTTTCATATAGTGTATTGCCATGGTCATAGCATCTACTTGGTCATCATGTGCAGCATTGGGAAACCTTAACATTTCTTCCAGTAAATCTTCTGACCACTTCTTATTTTTTGGTATCCATACACGACCTGATTCCATCATGGGAGATGCTGCATAAACTCTTGCAACTTTATCTTTATCAGGAAGATATTCCATTACAGGTATACCAGCTCTACGCATATCTTGTATTAATGATTGTCCAGATGCTTTCTTTTCTACCATACAAACATCAGGTCTATGTTCTTTATATAACATTTGTGCCATACGTCTTAATTCTGGATATTCAAAACGACCTTTTATATTTCCTAATAAAAGTAAATTGGATTGATAATTTTCAAATCCATCTTCATCCTGATCATACATGGAGAATATACCCCATGTCTGTATTACACTATAATCTGCTGTAGTTTTGGTAGAAAATGCTGTATCATAGGTTTGTATTATAAAATCACATGGAGGTGGTTCATTATGTTCCCACCATTTAATCCATCTCTTCTTGATTAACCCACCTTCATCAGGAGTTGGGTCCTGCATATAGAGTGCATTCCAATATCTTGCACCATTTGAAGCTTTTATTTCTGATTCATCTACTTTTAAGACTTCTTCTGGCTTCCATTCTGGAAAATAACTAGATCCTACAGGTAAATCAAGTAATTCTGCTGCTTCATCATCAAGCCATGCAGGAATACGTATAACTTCCCAAGGAGTTATAGCATAATCACCCACATTTTCCTGTTGTTTTAAGAGCCAACCACATAAATCATCATAATGGTACCTAGTATTAATAATTAAAATAGCACCATTAGGCATTATACGTGTTCTTAGTCCAGCAGGATACCATTCCTTGACGTATCTTCTGCCAGCTTCTGAATAAGAGTCTTCTTCTGACATGACATCATCAAGAATTGCGATATGTGCTCCTCGTCCTGCAATCTGCGATCTAACTCCAGCAGCATAATACTGTCCTCCCTGGTTAGTTTTCCACTTTCCTGCAGCTCTAACGTCTGTTCGTAGGGAAACACCTTTGAAAACATTCTGAAAGGATTCTTCATTAACCAAATCTCTAACAGAACGTCCAAAATCACTTGATAACTGGTCACTATGGGAAACAGTAAGTATCTCATGTTCTGGATTCCTTCCTATATACCATGCTGGAAACAATTTAGAGCATAAAACAGACTTAGATGACCTGGGTGGTAGGAAAACCATCAGTCTTTTTATCTCACCAGACTCTAATTGTCGTAGTTTTTCTGATATAACCTCTATATGTTTACCCATCTTCCAATCAGAAACAAGCTTTGGAGCCATTTGACGAACAAATGTTAGGAAATCTGCTTTAGATTCCTGTTTAATTTTAATATTTAATAGATTGTTAAGATTTAAGAGAGATGTAATGTCTATAGAGTTCTCTATAGTTTCCAATGTTATGATCCTTGTTGTATGTTATTATATTTTTTATAAGGAAAACAAAAATAAAAATGAAAAACAAAGTATATAGTACTTATGATTACTTTAATCTCTATATACTATATATAATTATACACTACTCCCCACTTAATGTCAAGTCTTTTTTTTATTTTTATGATAAACCCTTAAATTTTTGTAAATATGTGACACCTCCATATATATATATAAGAAGACACGTGCATTTTTTTGGGTGGGGTGTCATTATTTGTTCTTGGTTCGTTCCCATTTGTCTTAAAAGATACCTTAGACGCTATATTATTTGAAATTCTGTTGATAATGCCTTGTTATTTCGTCAACAATGTTTCTGTTTTGTATTATCTCAATTCTTTTTATTTGTTTATCTCTTGATTTTCAACAGTTTTTTTATTTGTTCTTAATTCAATTTATGATGATATTTTATTTTATGATCTTGCCTGTTGATGAATGTTTGTGATGAGCTTTTAGTTAATAAAATAAT